GAACAAGCACCACTCCAAATCGGAAATCAAGGACCAGCAAAGTCAGACGATTCCTACAAGATGTGATGTCATGAATATTAAGTGGGCGACATTGACAGTGGGAGCATTATTTGGTTTTGCTCATATCGGTATTTTAGGTCATATTCTTAATAGACCACAATATCCTGTTATCAATTTTCCAGAGGGTGATTACTCTTCGTTTAAGGTTCAGTCTGGAAAGAATGGTTATAGTTTTGAATACAAGGCAAACGATCCCACTGTATTGGAATCAACTAAATCTTTGATGGTTGATAAAGACAAGCGTGGACTGTTTGGTCCTACGACTGATATGCGTCGTGAACTTCGTAGTGATCAGTATACGATGGACGGCACTCGCAACATAGGAGGTGCTGTAACGCTAGAATCTGAGGGAAAGCCCCTTGCAAAAAGCGAAGAGTGCATCAGGGCGGACGCTGGCGCACGAAGTCAAGGTGCGATGGCGGGAACCGCAGTTAGTGCTGGTTTAGTCGTTCCTGCCGTTAGTGGCATACCTTATATTGGATGGTTAGCATCTGGATGGGCAATGCTTCTAGGTAACAAGGCAGGTTCAGAACTTGGGTCTGAAATTGGTTCCGTATTTAACGACTGTTAAGATAAATAATAGTGTAGTCACGGGCACAAGACCCAAGCAGGTTTCCCATGTATCGGGAACCTCACTTACAAAGAAAGTCAGATGAATGTGCTGACCTCTGGTTGTGGTGGAAAGAATTGTGGGACAGAGATAAGAGTAGTAAAGAAACAAAAGACGCAAGGCAAAAATGGTGCCAATGCGTTACAGAACACGGGAAAATGGTAAGTCAGGAAGTCAAAACAAATCCCCGTTATAAGAATATAAACCTAAGATAGATAGTGTAGTTGCGTAAGATTAGATGAAGTTCTTTTTCGCACTTCTCGCTACACTTTTTCTCGCTACACCTGCTTGGGCTATAGATGTTCAAATGGGTTCAGGTGGTAACTTGATTTTTGAACCAGCAGATGTTACAATAAATGCTGGAGAAAGTATTCACTTCGTGAATAATATGTTACCTCCACATAATGTGATCGTAGAAGATCACCCAGAACTCGGTCACGAAGCATTAGCAATGATGCCTGGTGAAGAGTTCGATGTCACCTTCCCTGAGGCAGGTGATTACACATACTGGTGTGGTCCCCATAAGGGCGCTGGTATGATCGGCACTGTACACGTTAATTAATTCATGTCTTATAACATCACTCTAAAAACTTCTGATGGTGAACAAACCATCACTTGCGAAAGCGATCAGTATATTCTGGACGCTGCCGAAGAGCAAGGAGTAGATCTTCCATATTCATGTCGTGCCGGTGCTTGTTCTTCTTGCGCTGGTAGAATTGAAAGTGGAACCGTAGATCAAAGCGATCAATCTTTCTTGGATGATGATCAACTTGAAGCGGGATTTGCCCTTCTCTGTGTATCATATCCTACGTCTGATTGTGTAGTACAAGCAGAGGTAGAAGAGGAACTCTACTAACATCGGAATACCGTATGCAAAAACTTAACACGGTTGTTCTTAATTTAACTGTTGCAATCATTGACTACCTTTATAGAGGTAGACACTTCCAACGTTTCTGGGTGCTTGAGGAAATTGCTCGGGCACCCTATTTTGCATTTTTAAGCGTGTTACATTTACGTGAATCTTTAGGTTTGCGTGGTCAATGGCACATTTATCTAATGGAGGAACATTTTGCTCAAACTCTTAACGAAACAGAACATCTGGAATACATGGAGAGCAGGGGTGGCAATTCTTATTGGATTGATCGCTTTGTCGCCAGACACCTTGTACTTATCTACTATTGGATCAACGTGGTTTATTATTGGGTATCTCCTATGTCTGCTTACCATTTATCCTATGAAATAGAAATGCACGCTGCAGAGACATATGCTAACTATCTTGCGTATGTTGATTATAATGATAAGGATATTTGGAGAATCATGAATGATGAGGTTCAACATTTTCAAGAACTTGCAGAGGCTATGAGGATCATTGATCCTGATCACTTAACTGTAAGAGAAAAGGATCGTCAACCATTTCCACCAGATGTAAGTGATTTAGTTGTAAGGGTGGAGGAAACTGCATGAGTCTTTTGTTTGTATTTGCTTTCATTTCGTTGCTAATTTCTGCAATGGAACTATCATGGCCAGTGAGATATAGGGGTTAGCATGAAAAACGAACCCGATAAGGAAAAACAAAAACGAATAGATAGGATCTCAAAACACATTCATCCACATGATGATGAACCAGATCCTACTGCGTATATGGGGAACTATAATTTTCCTCAGATGCTTTTTGCTTTCTGCGTCGGGTTTGCAACTATGTTTGTTTTAGCAGTGGACGAGATAAATGATTTCAAGGGATGTCCACTCCCAGAGTATTTTCAAAACGAGGTAAAAGGATGACTAACTACATGCCTGATTTTACAAAACAAGAATATGTTTTGATTATTGAGGCACTAGAAAAAAGACAGCATTGCTATATTGCTGGAGATAAAATGTATAAAGAGTATGCCAGTTTGGCAATTGAAATGCGGAGAAGAATGCAGAACGCAGTTCCCTGGAGGACATGATGAAAGTTGGATTAATTGGATTAGGACGAATGGGCGAGGGTATGTCTCGTCGTATGCTCAAACAAGGTATTGAAGTTTATGGATACCGCAGAAACTACGAAAAGGCAAAAGAAGCAGCAAAGAGTGGGTATATTACAGATGCTGCAGATTCTTTGGAAAGCCTTGTTCAAGTAGTTAAAAAGAAAGGTCCTGGCATCTTTCAACTTGTCATTCCCGCAGAATTAGTAGAGGACACACTCAATGAGTTACTACCATTACTTAGCGACGGGGATATTATTATTGATCATGGCAATAGCAACTTTAAGGATTCTCGCAGGAGAGCAGAAAGGTTGGTTAAGATGGGCATCCAATATCTTGACTGCGGTACTAGTGGTGGAGTTTATGGTCTGGAGCGTGGATACTGTCTTATGGTTGGTGGTGCAAGTGGTGCAGTATCCGTCTGCTCTCCTATCTTTAGGGCACTCGCACCCGGCATTTCCGCTGCACCCCGCACAGACACGTTTACTCGTGCAACCAGTGCTGAATACGGTTGGCTACACTGTGGCGGTCCTGGCGCAGGTCATTTCGTAAAGATGGTCCACAATGGTGTAGAATATGGAATCATGCAAGCATACGCGGAGGGGTTTAATATCCTGCATCATGGCGATCTTGGTTCCCATTACATCAAAGAAGGTGATGCTGAGGTGGCTCCGATGGAAAATCCGGCAGATTATCAATATGATATTGACACTGTTGAAGTGGCTGAGTTATGGCGTCGTGGTAGCGTTGTTGGTAGTTGGTTACTTGACCTTACCGCTGATGTTCTGCGCCATGATCCTAACCTGGACAAGTTCGATGGTGGAGTATCAGACTCTGGTGAGGGTCGTTGGACTCTTCACAGTGCTGTGGATCTCGGCGTACCCACTCCTGTTATTAGTGCTG